AAGCTTATCCATTCCAAGTGCTCTTTTATGAGCGTTTACAGCCATTGGATTCGACTAATCAGACTAACTGGATTACCCAAAACGCTCCTAATGCAATGCTTTTTGGAACCCTTTTACAAGCTATGCCGTTCCTCAAGAACGATCAACGCCAAATTTTCCAACAAAAATATCAGGAAGCCATGCAAGTCTTGAAGGCAGAAGACCAGCTACGCATTGGTGACCGTCAAGCTGTCGCTATCGAGAGTTAATTATGACCACATATGTAAATCCGTTTACAGGGCAAACCGTAACACCTTCACAGGTTGCCTATGAATCTCTGACTATTTCTGTTGACACAGAGTTGCAATGGCCCGTTAACGGCAATACAAACTCTGTTGCATCCAACATTATTGAGGTAACCGCTACAGTAGCCAACCTTAATCTGATTATGCCGTCTGCTCAACAGGTTTCTGTTGGTCAGGCTTTGATGATTAATAACGTCGGTGGAATAGCATTTGAGGTGGTTGATAACGCTTTAGGAGCGATTGTTTCCGTTCCACCGGGAATCATCGAATATATCTACGTTACAGATAACACTACAGATGCAGGATCTTGGGCTGCTGTAACTTTTGGCGCTGGAACATCCGCAGCAGATGCCGCAGCTCTTGCTGGATACGGTTTAAAAGCCATCGGAAGCACCTTAAATCAATCTTATCCAGCCACAAATTACTTTTCAAGCGCTACATTAACCGACTCAGCTCGTGCTCAGTTTGTAGTTTATAACGGTGGCGCAGGAAATATTACATTGCCTTCTGCCTCTACCGTTGGCAATAACTGGTTCTGTATGATCCGTAACAACGGAACTGGAATATTAAACATATTGCCAGTAGGTACAGACACAATTGATGGTAATTCATCTACTCAGCTACAACTGACAGAGTCTTTTGTCATTGTTTCTACAGGATCTGGCTGGAATACTTTTGGGTACGGTCAAGCAATTCAGTTTGCCTTTACGCAATTAGCTTTGACGCTTACTGGTGGAACATACACCCTTAGCTCATCACAAGCTTCTAATGTTATTCAAGAATATTATGGCGTTCTGACAAGCAATCAGATCATTATTTTGCCACCTACCGTTCAACTTTATACGGTTACCAATAACACTACTGGTTCTTATACCTTAACTTTAAAGACAACAGCAGTAGGAGCAGCTACTGTTACGGTGGCACAAGGCACATCATTAGTTATTATCTGTGATGGTACAAACGTCTATAACGCTGCTTCTGGTTCAGCAAGTAGCCTTACCTCAATTACCCTCGGAAATGGTTCTTTAGCAAGTCCATCACTCAAATTTATTGGTGATTTGACAACAGGTGTTTATTTGCCAGCTTCAGGTAATTTTGCGGTAGTGTCAGGTGGCATTCTTTCTGGATTATTTACAACAGAAGGGCTTTCTGGAGGTCAATTTTGACAGCCAATGTAATCTCGCTAAATATCCCTGCTGGGATACAAAGAGACGGTACATTATTTGACTCACCCATGTTTGTGGACGGTCAATGGTGCCGTTTCCAGCGTGGTCGCCCTCGTAAAATGGGTGGTTACAAAGGTATTTTCTTAGACGCCCCTAATGTTTCTCGTGGCATGGTGATGCAATCCCAAGAAGGATTGAACTATGTCTATTCAGGCTTTAACGATTCCCTGCAATATTGGCAAACGGATGATGATGATGGTGTCGGTTCTGGTCCAGTTAATATATCTCTCACTGGTTTTACTGCTAATGACAATAATCTATGGCAGTTTGATGTAGGTTATGACGCTAACGGATCAGGTCAACTCCAATTAATTGCTCATCCGGGGCAAAATTTAACTCATATTGATAGCATCGTTAATACCAAAGTATTGACAGGTGGATTTCCGGGGGGTGCTTTATCCCCTGTAGGTGTCTTTACGCTATCAGGAAGTGCAGGTACTCCAGATGCATATACTATTGTTGTCAATTCTGCTAGCTATCTTGTGGGTGTTGGGCAAACAGTTACTGGAACGGGTGTTCCAGCTAATACAGTAGTCACCGCCGTCTCTGTAGTTACAACGCCAAGCCCTGTTACAACCATTACTGTAAACAATGCTATTACAGGCACTTCTACGGTTACCTTTACCTTTGACAACAACATCTCAGTATCTGGTGGCGCATGCATGCTCTACCCATATTTATTTGTTTATGGCAATAATGGCTTGATTCAGAACTGCGCCGCTGGTGACTTTAATAACTGGGTATCAGCAGATGCCAACGCCAACAACATTTCAGCTACAAAAGTAGTTAAAGGCTTGCCATTACGAGGCGGTACAACGTCTCCAGCAGGTTTATTTTGGTCTTTAGATCAGCTAACTCGTGTGACTTATGCGCCCCAGACTGTAGGTACATCTACTCTTTACTGGCGTTATGACATCATTTCTACTCAGACTTCTATTCTGTCTTCCCAGTCACCGATTGAATATGACGGTATTTATTATTGGATCGGTACTGACCGTTTCTTGATGTACAACGGTGTTGTTCAAGAGATTCCTAACAATACCAACATCAACTTCTTTTTTGACAATCTGAACTATACCCAGCGTCAGAAGGTATGGGCAGCCAAGATCCCTCGTTGGGGTGAGATCTGGTGGTTCTTCCCTAGAGGTGACGCCACTGAGTGTAATGACGCCATTATCTATAACGTCAGAGATAAGGTCTGGTATGACGCAGGAGGAGCTGTAGGAGCTCGTCGTTCTGCTGGGGTGTACTCAGAGGTCTTCCGTTTCCCAATTTGGGCAGGAAACGAGGAAAACGTTGCAGGAACCTACACCCTTTGGCAACATGAGATTGGTACAGATTCTGTATATCTCAACAACGTCAATGCGGTTGAGTCATTCTTTGAGACTAATAGTATCGGTTGGGTCACAGGAGGTCCGGGGCAACGTAACGTCACAGGCGCCAATCGTTGGATTCGCTTAGAGCGTGTTGAGCCAGACTTTGTTCAGTCAGGTCAAATGTTCTTAACGGTGACTGGTAAGAGCTATGCGGATGGTGCAGATGACCCATCAGCCCCCTATTATTACGATCCAGATACCCTTAAAATTGATTTGAGAGAACAGCGTCGTGAGATGCGTTTACGTTTTACAAGCAATACAGCAGGCGGAAATTACGAGACAGGTAACGTGTTACTCAGCGCAGATATTGGCGATGAGCGTGGTACGGGCAACCCATGATAACTTATGACCCACGGGATTTAACTTGGGATGAGTGGTGTGCTCGAATGGCGGAGTTGTTTGCTGGTCAGCAGTTAGGAACAGTGCCAGAAGAACATTGGCAAGACTGGGCAAATGGCATGCAAGGTATTGGGTATTTTGTGCAGTCTGGAGTTCCTGATGCAAGGGGATTTGATGACTGGAAAGAGTGGGCAAAGAGTTTGGTTGGAATAATGTCAATTATCAATATAGATCAGTAATGTCTAAATTTAATGAACTAACCAATAAAGAGCTAGACGTACAGCATTTTTTTGCTGGAGGACTCTATGCCAAACAAATGACCATTAAAACAGATGGTTATATTGCTGGTCACGTTCATAACTTTGATCACATGAGCATATTGGCTAAAGGTTCTGTCATTGTGGATTTGAATGGTGTTAAGACTCGTTATGATGCTCCTGCAGTCATTACCATCAAAAAAGGTCAAAGCCATGACGTACATCCTTTAGAGGAATCTGTTTGGTATTGCTTGCATGCAACTGATTTGACTGATCCTGATGAGATAGATGAAATGACATCAGTTAGAAAAACACTAGAAGGTATAAGTTAATGGGTGCAGATTACAATCCCTACTACGAGCCACAAGGCTCTGTTACCGTTGAAAGCCCTCCTCCTGACTTTGAAGGCGCTTTGCCATCAGGTCCTTCTGGAGTAGCTCAACCTACAGATAGTGGTGGCGTCGGCACAGACATCAATTCTATTTATGAACAATATCTAGGTCGTGGAGTTGATCCGTCAGGAGCTCAAACCTATGCAGGATGGGCGCCACAAGACATCATTAATGCTATCCAATCCTCCCCAGAATATGCACAACATACTGCTGGTGGTGGTAATTTGCCGGGAAATACTGGCGGTACAGACATTAATGCTCTTTATCATCAATATTTAGGTCGTGATGTAGATCCATCTGGCGCAGCTTCATGGGCTGGCAAGAGCATGGATGAGATCGTTGCTGGTATCACTGGGTCTCAAGAATATGCCAACCGTGGTGGCGTTCCAGCAAGTGCTGGAGCTGGTGGTGTTCCACAGCTAGATTATGCAAGCATGACCCCTGAACAGACGGTCAATGATATTTATAGAAAAGTTTTAGGTCGTGAAGCTGATGCAGGAGCGTCAGGCTGGATTGAGGATATTAGAAACGGTACGAGTGCTCTTGATCTTGCTCGTCAACTTCAGGCTTCAGACGAAGGTAAAGCGTATTTGGCAGCTCATCCTGAGCAAGCTTATAACGCTATGGCTGGAATATCTCAACAAAATGCGCCATTTAAAAAAGAAGGCGATCAATTTGGTTACTACTCACCTATTGTGGATGGTGAAGGTAATGTAGTTGGGCAACAATTTAATCCAACAATTGACTTCTCTAAATTAAAGTACGCTGGAACAACGCAGACGCCAATTGGTGGATCAGATGGTGTTAGCACTGCTACGACTCACCAATACGAAGACAATAAAGGTGGAACAATCACCGTAGATGATCGTGGCAACATGATCTCTTACACGCCAAGCACTAAGTGGTACGCAGAGCAACAGGCTAAACATCCTGATGCTATTCGTCAAGGCTATCGCAACATCAATTATTTAGCATCAGGACCTTTAGATCAAACCATCAAGATCATGGGTCAAGATGTTCCTGTTAATTATCAGGAGTTTGTGACAAATGAAAAAGGTCAGCTTGTAGTTGATAAAGCTGGCAACTTGATTCCTATGGTTCGTGAGCCAGATAGTGGTGGTGGCTTTCAAAACTTTATGGATAAGGCAGTTGATTTAGGAATCATGGCTGTAGGCACCCTTGGCGGTGGTCCACTAGGCGCTGCAGCAGCATCAGGATTTGTTGGTTTAAAAAATGAAACACCTACAAATCAGATTCTTAAAAATGCTGCGTTAGCTGCTGGAGCTACATATTTAGGTGGTCAGCTATTCCCAACTGAAGCTGTTCCTGTTAGCGACATTACTGGCAGCACATTTTCCTCCCCTGCATTCCAATTAGGAACAGAAGGTGTAAATGCTGCAAATGCTGCAATTGCTAATGCTCCAGCATTTGTGGCTCCTGCTGTAAACGCTGCAGCTACGATTGCCCCTGCTGCTGCAAGTACGGCAACATCTGGTACACCTGCGTGGTTATTGGCTGCCGAAAAAGGAGCAATTGTTGGCGGAACAATGGGTGGTGTAAATGCTTTAGCTCAAGGAACAAACCCATTAAAAGGAATTGGCTATGGCGCCCTTACTGGTGCAATTGGTGGTGGCGCAGGAAATTATTTTGGAAATCAAATTAGCCCATTTGCTGGAAACGTATTAGGTGGTGCATTGGCTGGTACAGCAGGAGCTGCAATCACTGGTCAAGATGTTTTGCGTGGTGCAATGTATGGTGGTGGTAGCGGAGCATTGAACTACGGATTAACTCAAAGTGAATATGCTCCAGATTATTTAAGAAATAATCCATTTGCTAGAGGCGCTGTCACAGGCGCAGCATTCTCAACGCTTGCTGGTCAAGATCCATTTAGAGGTGCTCTTAGCGGTGCTGCTGGATCTTACTTTGGTAATCAGCTTAATACGATGGCTAACGATTACTACAATCGTACATTTAACCAGCCATTACCAGACACATTCCCTGTCCGTGAGGGCGAATGGAATGAACCCGGTGCAAAGGTTTATTTAGCTCCTAAGGCAGATGTAAATGTTCCATCTGATGTTCGTATTGCTGAGAATGCTTCAGTATCTACAGAACAAATTCGTGGCGTAGATACAAATGCTCCGTTGGCACGTTTAGCTACTTACACCCCATCGGATGAATTGCCTTTGC